CGTCCAGCACGAACACCAAGACGACTCGGGTCACGGTTAGAGATTTTCTCCTCACGCTTTTTGAGCCAGTCTTCGTAGTCACCACATTCAAAGCCTCTGACCATCAAGGCCATTGCACGCCACAAGTCATCCGTTGCGCCTGTGTTCTTGACAACGCTGTGCCCAGTGTCCTGAACGGTCTGGAGCTGCATCATCAAGTGCTCTGTTGGCTTGCCTTCAAAGCACCACGGGTACTCGTCACCATCATACTTCAAGGTGTCTTGGATTGTTTGTGCATACTCTAAACGAGGCAGGGTGATACGACTTGGGTCCGACTCCAACAGCGTTTTAACTCCCCACATGTCTTTGTATTTGAGACTGTACTGATCAGCAGCATCCATATCAGCTTTGGCCATGGCGTCCTGCAACAGTTTAATCGACTGCCATTGGTCAGCCAGCAAGATGCGAACGTTACGCAGCTTACATAGTGGAACAAGCAGGTCATCAAAGATCTTGCTGTAGTTGAGTGGGATGCCTGGCTTTGGCATTATCTCCACCAGCACATCAACGTGAATGATACCGTCGTCTGTGCGGCTGCCTATTACCATTGCAAAGCTGTTGTTGGTATAGCCCGCATCGATTGCCATGATACTTGGTTGCTGTGTTGCTGCGCCCTTGAGTATCGTACCGTAGCGTTGTTTGCCATCACGGTATTTGACAAGCTGGTGGCTGTACTTAACTTTGTTGCGGCCTTTCTCACGAATAGCACGCTCGATGAATATAGGCTGTGTGATAAACGGGTTGGCAGACAGTGGTGCCTCTGCTCCGTAGTCACGCGCTGCCCCAACAGGGTCACGGCGAAATGCTTCGACAAGGAATTCCGAGTCGCGTGGCATTGTTGGGTTCATCTTCCACGTTGGCGCATGGATGCCCAAGATGGTCTTTGAGCCATAGCTCAGGCGCAGCAGTTCGTTGATCTTGTCGCGTGCGTGTACCGGGCTGGAGATATTGAAGAAGTAGCCTGTGAATGCATCATCATAGCCAGCAGCAATCTGTTTACGTTGGGCGCTTCGTACTGTTGCAAGACTTCGGTCAAGTGCGCCGTATACCATGTTGGCACTGGCTTTAACCTTTTTCGAGTCTGCATCGTTATCGAAGTACGCCACCTCATCGATTGCCGCAAAGATACGTGTACGACCACGCAGGATACGACCATCGGGACCTGCTGGATAGACAACAAGGTTCCTGTGTCCGTACATCACAAACGTGTCACGAATCTTCATCACCTCAATGCCATAGCGACGTTCATGGCGACGGATGATTTCGTGATAGCTCTGGAACCACGGGCTTTGCGAGATATACTGGAAGTAAGGAGTCCACAGTGTATCACTCGCCTGCTTCTGAGTCAGTGCAACAAACGTACCGTGCAGCATTGTCGTTGGGTCGATACCCAAGATGCCTGTCGGACTCTGACTCATCAAGATCTTTTGCGTGAGGTACGTTGAGATCATTGCTGTTACAACGGACTTACCACTGTTGTGACTCAACATGCCAGCAGATACAAACTGAGGCATGCCGTCCATGCACAGGTCATACGTTATCTGAGGCTCTGTGTCGTACACGTCCGTAACAGCAACGTGAATCGATCGTGGTTTGCACTCCAGCGTGAGGTCAAACACAACAAAGAACTCGTCGCCCGTACGATGCACAACTGGACTGTAGCCCGCGTTACACAAGATAGCCCAAGCCATCTGTGCCTGTTCTTCCTTACAGGCGTAAACGTATTGCGTGCCTTCCTGACTCAAGGAGTGCTGTTTGAGATAAGCAAGCGCTGCCGTACGCGTCGCAGTACCGGCCTCAAACACTGTTGTCGGCTTGGTAATCTTGCCCCATGAGTTTGTACCAAGCACAAGCTGAACGCGTGCTCCTGGCTTGATGTTACCCACGTGCTTGAAGCCACTCTCGGTGCGTATCGGATGCTCTTCGGTAGCTTCAATGAACATACCGTTCTCAAGCACAACGCACTTGGTCTGCTCTTCCTTGCTGACATAGATTTGCTTTACACGACTGATGCGCGTGCCGTTGTGAGCGCTGCATCCAAGACGTGCTTTGTGGAAGCCGGGAGTTGTGTGTCCGATAAACATGTGGCTGATTGTACGGATGCCACCGTTGGTCACGACAGGCGTTGAGCCACTCACACAACGCTGTCCGGCATTCACTGCCAGTTCGTTGTAGAAGTGTAATTCATCCTTTTTCAGGAGCTCAGAACGACGAACGCCGCACTTCGGGCATTTACCAAACTCCAACAAGGTTAAATTCTTGCGGATTCCAGCAATGCCTTCTTGCGGCTCGTGACTTTCTATGTTTATCCACTCTTTGTTAGAGCAGCGTGGACACCATTCGCCAAACAGTCTGATTCCAATCAGTGCCTGTTCGAGATAGGGATCTGCCTTGAGGAAGTTAGGACTTGTTGTCCACTCAAGGAAATTTGCAGGGCGAGGCATGGCGCTGTCATCGAACTTGAGATCTCGTGGAACAAGCGCACGGTCTTCCAGTGCTTTGTCTACGATATCAACAATGTTGACCTCACCTTTTTCGAGAAAGGCTATGGAGCTTCCACTATTCTCAGATAGGAAATCTACCTGAGTATCTACCGCATCTACATCATCACCCAGCAGCGCATCGAATGCCATGATACGCTTTGGGTTAATGGTAAATGCCGGACCCTTCTTAGGTTTGGCCATTCTGTTCGCGTTTTCTTAGCTCGGAGAAGCCTCGGGTTGTGCCTAAACTAGGACCGGATTGCTGTGCAATAAGGCCATCAAATTCTTGTTTCAATCTGCGCAGATAGCCTGACTTATTCTTCGCCTTGTCCTCATTGCGAGTATCGTCAAACCATTTGATCAACAGGTCTTTCAACACATCTGCTTTGACCTGCTCTGGAATGTGATTTGCATCTGCGAGAAAGCTGCCCAAGATGTTTGCCAGACCGATGCGCTCCATGTAAGGAACAATCTCGTCGTCAATCTCTACAGGCGTTTGCAGACAGTCACGGGCAATAGCCTCAGTCTCACCGGCAGCAATGTCGTAGCCAATCATGTTGCTAACAACGTTGCCCAACAGGAGTCGTCTGATTTTGCGTGACTTGCGATCAATGCTGGTAACTTCGCGGTCAATTACTTTGTCGCTTACGCCGAAGACGTTTTCTGGACCAGTCTCGTCTTGCTTGTTACGATTTCGGATTTTGTGGAGCTTAGGCTTGATAAGAAGTCGGCTGGCAGTTTTTTCCTGCGCTGTGAGTTCTGCGTCGAGGTCAAGCTGGTCGTCATCATTTTCGTCTACCACTTGGTTTTGGTGGATTGCGTGAATGTCGTTTACAAGCGAAACTTCGCGTACACTATTAGTCAGCACTTCCAGCTCCCATTCTTCAACGCGTCGAACGGAGCCGTGAACAACAGACTTGGTCCAACGAGGGACCAAGTTTGCTGACTCTATTACACCATAAGGTGATTCATACGGGCGAGTAGTCATCCACTACACCACGTATTTCTTTTTCTTCTTCTTAGGCCGAATGTCATCGTCATCTGAGTCACCATCACGGTCATTCCCTTTCAAGAAATCTGTAGCCGAACGACGATTCTTTTTCAGCGGAATGTCATCGACTTTCTTCTTCTTGAAATTACCTTTTTTGAACTTCTTCTCGCCTTTATCGTCTTCGATAGCGCTACGAGCAGCCTGCGGAATCTCTGTGCCTTCTTCGGCATCATCGACACGCATTTGTTCAAAGATATCACGCAATGGCATTTCAAACAATTCACCATCACGCGCTTTCATGACCTGTACTGGAATGATCTTGGTCTCACGCACTTCTGGGTCTGAATAGTTCCAAGCCCATACAACGTCGGCGTGCTCACGCATACCGCCAGAGTAACGAATACGTCCAGACTGATCATCAAGCTGACACAGGATAACAACAAGCTGGCCAGTTTGCTGCGCATGTACTTTCGCCTTACGGACGATAGTAGACAGCTCACGCCACTGGTTGTCGTTGTCGATGCCTTCTAACAAACCAACGTAGTCGATGAAACTTACCTGCACGCCGTAAGGCACGGTCATATACAGGACGTCTTCAATCGACATGCCACGCTCAGGACTCACGAAACTGTTTTTAGCTTTCGATTTGCGTAGCTGTTTGTCATAGTCCTTAGCAGCCTTGAGGAGTTTATCTTTCTCACGGTCACTAAGTTTCTTCTGCTTGATCTTCCAGAACGGCACGCCAGCAATCATTGCCAGCATACGGTTCATTTCCTGCTCAGCAGTCATTTCAAGAGTTATCTTGAGAGTGTGAATGCTGTTTGCTCTGGCCATACGGTCTGCGATGTTCATAGACAACACAGACTTACCGCCGGACGTTGAACCAGCTAACAGCACAACACCAGTGGTGGGCCAGCCGCCGTTCTTGTCGTCATACGTTTTATAGCCAGTCTTGTACATCAGTTCTTTCGGGTTGTGGATTGCCTGCTTGGCTAGCTTGACGGCGTTACCCTTCTTGCCACCAAACGTCCACACTTTCTCCGTAAGGTTACTGCCCTTCTGTGCCTGATTGAGTTCGTCTGCTACTTCACGCAGATACGAGTCCTCATCAAAATCTTCCTCGTCAGTGTCGAGGTCTTTGGCGATACGTCTCCCTAGTGCTGCGATGTGACGACGCTTGCGGTACTTCTCAAGGCCGTCATAGATACGGTCATAGCCGCTGCGCGTTTTAGCAGGCACATCTTCCGATGCACGCAGTTCATCACGGAAGTCTTCGGCGAGGTTTGGGTCTTCTAACAGGTCCTCCCAATCAAGAATCTCACCTTTGACTTCCACCAGCTTGTTAAGGCGCCGAAACGCCTTTCTGGTTACTTCTGAACTAAAGTGTCCGACGTTAAGACGCCCAAGCATGGACGTTCTATGTGCATCTTTGAACGCCCTGTTTGTTACAGTCTTGATGGCCCGAAGCTCCAGGCCAATTGACGAAAGTTCCATTACGACCTCACTGAATCGCGCGGCTCAAATGCGGATGCTCCTTTTCTACATGTTGAAGCCACGCATTTATTTTCTCTGACGGACACACACGACACAGCCTGTTCTTGTCACTCGCCGTAAAGATGCTTACAGCACTGAATGCCAGAGAACTACGCAGAGCACTAACGGCGCCCTTAACGTCTTCTTTCGGTACAGCATGGTCCTGACTGATCTGATAGATGAGACGGTCCATCTGCATTGCACGCCCTTGACTGCTAAGGGTCTTATACACTATGTAACACAGCAGGCGTTTGTAATCCTCTGACAGGCCATCACGGCTGAACAGGGCAAACGCACCTCTTTCAAGTTCTTTAATACTCAAGGGTTACCTCAGGCATTTTGCAAAGCGTTGCGTAGAGTATCTAATCCTGTATTTACAGAACACACACTAACGTCCAGCCATTTGGCCAAAGTCTTCCTGATAAAGGTTGAGGGTTTTGCCATCAGCCACTCTGACGCGCAGCTCATGGTGTCTTTGAGCATTCCATTGTCACGCAGATAATCAGTGAAGTCGGCGCAGTCACGACCCAACACGGTCATGTACAACATACCACGCTTGGTGCCATGACTGTCTTCGAGCAGGCGGTTGATGGTCAGGCCATTCTCCATTTGCTCAGTGTGCAGACGGGCGTCCTCGCCTAACATCGTTTCGTAATCAACGGTGTCTTCATCTGAACCAAACGCTTTCTGGAGTTGGTTGTTGCTCATCACAACAATCTCGTATTTGTCTTCGCCTACTTTCTCCATACGACGGCGCTTCTCTGCACCGTAATAGTTGTTCATGTTGTTGATACGATTGGTAAGAGTCGCACGCAGATAGTTAAGCTGGTGGCTCAGGCTAAAGTTATTCGGCAGGCACTGATAATACGAGGTCAGCACCTGACACATGATATCACACGTCAGATCTTCCATTGCGATGTTGTGTGCTGTTGCAACCCAGCGCAGCTTTTTGCGGCACAGGCGAGTTGCGTTGCGATGCACTTCATCAAACAATACGGAGGTCTGTCCGAGACGGTGACGCAGCTCATTGGGACTTACGAGTTCTGCACAAAGTTCCTTGTGCTTGTCCCTTGCTACAGCCACGATTTGCTTGCGAACTATCTTGTTCTTTAAGCAGGTATTCCAAGCCCAGATTGCATCGCGCTTAGCTACACCAAACTTGGCATAGCTGTGGATTAAGTCACGAGGGTCGCGGGCCAAACACAACGATAACGAATAAAAACGCAGCTTGAGAATAAAGTTACACACGCTGCTAATCTGAATACGGAAATCGGCGGCAGTGAATTCCAGTTCGCGGAAATCAACATGCTCCTGTAACTCCCGATGGTACTCAGAGATGGATGAATAACCCGATGCTAGGTATCGGATTGTGGACGCGTACACGCTGCGAAAACTATCGCTAGCGGGTTCCAGAGACAAGTTATCCGCGATGTATGATTCGAGGGTTTGCTCAGGGTTTTGTTCAAACATTATTATCCGTCCAATTAGTAGTTATGATTAATAGTAGGGGTGTTTACTACAGATCTGCCAGGTCTACTGCACCGCGCTTGCCAAGTTTGTTGCGCTTGCTGCGGTAACTGTTGTCGCCCAATTCCATCTGACCACTCTCATCTACTTCGGCTCCCATATCAAAGCCGTTCTCAACCATATTCACCATGTCAACCAAGGTATTTGTTTTGCCTTTCTTCTTCGCTTTCTTGCCTTTCACAACGTCACCCATACGCGGGATTGTCATGCCGTCAAGATCAGATGGTGCACTGAATTTAACATCA